AGGTTTTCTTGTTCAGTTCATGTTGCCATGCTTCAGAAGCGAACTGGGCGATGCGTTGTTCAAGCACATTGCGTTTCTGTTCGTTTGTGAGTAGTGATGAATAGTCTATTGTCATTGTTTTTCCTTAGTTAGAAGCCATGATAACCCAGTTGGTACCATCTGAAACTAGCGTAGCGAATTTGCCTGCTGTTGCAGCAAGAATTGCTGTTCCTGCCGTGTTGGAACCAATCGGTTTCACATTTGAAGATGCTGAGTTTAAACCAAAAGCATCAATCTTTTTAAGATACAACACCCTGCCTGTGAAGGATGCTGGGGCGGGGAGTGTCACTGTGCAGGCAGGACCGTTGTAAACCACAAAAGTGTCTGCGGCACCTACGGTGTGGGTTGATGCGGTGATTGGTGTTGTGACCGCAGCGACAGGGGTGGATACGGTGTTGGCTGTGAGGTTTCCGCTTGCATCTATTTTTGCTAATACGGTACCTGCGGAATCTTGCCAGTCCTGAAGGTTACCTGTTTGGCTGGCTGCACCTTTAACAACCAGTGCTTTGTCGGCTGCGGTGGTGTTTGTCACCTGCGCCATCGCACCAGTAGTTAATGTCGCTCCGACACCCAAGCGACCAAGCATGTAGTTAGCAGCAGTACCGCTCATATACAGGTTGAAACGGTTGGTTCCAGAAGCAAGGTCGCCCAAGAAGCCATAGTTGTATGCCGCCACAGTCATGCTTGAAGCAACATTGAATCCAACCTGAGTTGTAACGGCAGAACCAGCACCAATGGTTCCCCCAAAAGCAGAAAAGTTGTTTACTCTTGCAACAGTAAATGCTGTTGCTGCTGTTGAAGGTTGTGAAGAAACTACATGAGCAGTACCAGTTACACCACTTTGAATGGTTTGTAAAGACCTAATGCCGTATGCGGTTGTTGCGCCTGTGATATTTGAAAGCACAGCAAGATTTGTGTCTGTTCCAGAAGTACCGCCAATACCAACTTCTCCTGTTGAGTTGATACGCATACGCTCAGTGCCACCAGTGCCAAAAGTAGTAAGACCACTATTGATAGCCAAAGTTTGCCAAGAACTAGCATCACGACTATATGCCTGTATGTAGTTTGTGCCACTAGCAACAGAAGGCACAATTTCTATTCCTACTCCCGTTGCGGGAAATCCGCCAGCACCAGTTAAATGTATTGAGCCAGCGACTTGCAGTTGCTCAGTTGGTGCTGCACTACCGATACCTACACGACCTGACGAGTCAATACGCATACGCTCAGTATAAGTTCCAGCAGAAGAAGCAGTAGAAAAAGTTAAACGACCAGGGACTATGCCTGTTGATACCGTGCCTTCAGCACTGGCTTTAATCCCTGCTACGAGAGGGTCAATGGTTGTGCCGTCGGCAGCAGCAAAAAGAAACTCTGCAATACCATCGCCACTAACAACTGATGTTACTGCACCAGCAGCAGTCCCACGACTTTTACCTAAAACAAAACGCAAAGCGTTACTATCTGCTCGGTTAAGAACGGTGGTAAACGGAGTTAAACCAATGTTTCCTTGTTCATTGTAGATTTGCCCGCCTATAGAGGCTTGGAAAGAACCGCCGACACTTCTAGTGCTAGTCGCACCAACAAGTAAGTTGCCAGAACTGTCAATACGCATACGCTCGGTGTTGTTTGTATTAAAAAGCAACGGCACATTGGCAATAACATTTATTGTTGTAGAAAGCGTAGTTGTCTGAACCCTGAATGTTTCAGTTCCAGCAATTTTACCAGAAATGATATGACCGCCACTTCCTTCAACAGTTAACGCACCGTATCCAGCGGAATTGAATGGCGTTGATGTACCCACACCTAAGTTGCCAGAGGAGTCAACTACCACAAGAGAAGTAGCAGCAGAGTTTTGAATGTCCAACAACAAACCCGATTGGCTTGCTGCCCCCTTAACCACAAACGCTTTGTCGGCTGCGGTTGTGTTAACAACCTGCGCCATCGCACCAGTAGTTAATGTCGCTCCTACACCAACTCGACCAGCAAGATAGTTTGCTGCTGTGCCAGCCATGTAAAGATTCCAACGGTTTGTACCAGAAGGAATGTTGCCCGTAAAACCATAGTTGTTGGTTGCGGTAGTAAAGTCGGTATCAACCACAAATCCACTTTGACTCGTGACTGTTGAACTAGCACCAATACTCACGGAAGCACAATAAAAATGGACTGCTGTACCCAATGTAAAAGATGCTGCTGCTGTCGAAGGACCAGAACGAAACATTTGAACGGTTGATGTTACATCTGATTGTATAACACCATTGTTCAAAATACCAAAAGAAGTAGTTGCGCCAGTTATTGTTTTGGTTAAAGTAAGAGTGCGACCAGCAGACGGCGTTGCCCCAATACCAACACCGCCTGATGAGTCAATACGCATACGCTCGGTGTTGCTGGTATTAAAAAGAATTGGCAAGGCTGCAATACCATTAATTGTTGTGCTGGCAGCAGTTGCTTGAATTCTGAATGTTTCCGTTCCAGCAACACGACCAGAATAAATAGAACCACTAGAACCATCAACAGTTAACGCACCATAACCAGCAGGTTGATACGGAGTCGTGGTTCCAATACCAACATAACCAGAACCGTCAATAACAACAGGTGTTGAATCGGGGTTGGTTGAATCCTCAACCAGCAAAGCATTGCCCGTACCAAGTTGAGTAATTCTTAGAAGCGAGGCTGTGGTTGTGCCTGAAATGATTTGGTTTGTTGTGAAAGTGTTTGTTGAACCAACAAGTGCATCACCTGGACCAGCAGGACCTGTAGGTCCTGTCGGACCTGTGACCGTGCTTGCTGCGCCCGTTGCACCAGTTGGTCCCGTAGGACCAGTTACCGTAGATGCAGCACCAGTTGCTCCAGTCGGACCTGTCGGACCTGTCACTGTTGAGTTAGCACCAGTTGCTCCAGTGGGTCCCGTAACTGTTGAGGCAGCACCTGTAGGTCCCGTAGGACCCGTAACTGTGCTGGCTGCACCTGTAGGACCAGTCGGTCCTGTAACGGTTGAAGCGGCACCAGTAGCACCTGTAGGTCCTGTAGGTCCTGTGACCGTTGACGCAGCACCTACCGCACCCGTAGGACCTGTGACTCCTTGCGCACCCGTAGGACCAGTTACCGTAGATGCAGCACCAGTAGGACCAGTAGGTCCTGTCGGACCCGTCACTGTTGAGTTGGCACCAGTCGCTCCAGTTGGTCCCGTAACGGTTGAGGCGGCACCTGTCGGTCCAGTAACACCTTGGATACCTTGCGCACCTGTAGGACCAGTCGGACCAGTTACACCCTGCGACCCTGTAGAACCAGTAGGTCCAGTCGGACCCGTAGCCCCCTGGGGTCCAGACTGTGAAGTAGTAACAACCGTGACAACAGCATCAACAGTGGTTGCCGTTACAGCAGGAGTAGCAAGCGCCCCAACAGTTTCAGTAGTGCGAGTAAGAACAATGTCGTAAGTAGTTAGACCCGACCCACGAGTCAAAGTGATGTTTGTAGTAGCCATTGCTACCTAGTTACATCAGCAAGAACTGTGACATTGCCTGACAAGATAGTGGAAATAACACCCGAAGCATTTTCCTGCAAATCCCAAAAGTAAAGCCCAGCAGATAAAGCAGCCGAAGAAGTAGCAGACAAAGTACAAGTAACTTGTCCAGAAGCACCAGAAGTAACAGTGCAAGTAAACGAAGCCTTGATAGTTGTGGAGTCCTGCTGGCTGCGAATCTGGGATGAGTAGGTGCGACCTGTGATGTCAACGGCTGTAGACCCGTCAGTTGTGATAGTCACAACGAGGGTTTCAGTATCACCACGAGTGATGGTTAGGTCTTGGTCAGCGGGTTGAGCCATACAGGAAAGATTGTAGCACTAAAGAGGTGCTGGCGTTCCTTCAATTTGGTGGCGTGAAGTAGCAAGTTGTTCAACAGCATGGCATCCGTCAATGGTTTTAGGTTGCAGTCCTTCTTTGCGGAGACGCTTATATGCGGGCATATCTTTAGACCAGTTCTTTTCACGCTGGTTAATGTGGGCTACTGATTCACCTTTGGTGGTGGTGGAGTTAGACCCCATCTGAACCCCTGCTACTCGGCATCCGAAACAACCCTCAACATCCAAACCTGGATGTGTTTCTCTATGCTTCAATGTAGTCTCCGTATCCCGCAGCCCGCAGGTCTGCTTCTTCTGTGGCATCTATTTCATGGATGTGACCACCGTGGTAGGTGATAGCGATGTCGTCGTAGTAGGCAGGTTGAAACTCTGTGAATGAGCCGTCGTTCATTTTGAATACATTGCGTCCACGGGCACCTGGTCTTAAGACAGCAAGGATGCCTCTGTCCCCTGGTAGTGCCCAGTTCACATAGTTATCTGTGGGCGGTTTGAAAGTGGTCATGTCTTAAGAATAGCAAAAGCCCCCACCTTTCGGCAGGGGCTTTCGCAATTCCTTGTCGGTAAGACTAGGAGTTTGCACCAATGCTTGATGCAGATTCAATACGACGCAGTGCTTCCTGACGGAATACTGAGTAACCAACGAAGTGCTTCCAACCAACTGGACGGAAACGCTGCAAGAGGTCTTGGATTGTTCCGTACACGATTGTTGGCTGTGAACCGTACTCGCCACCCATTGAGACAGCCTTGGCAAGAGCCTGTTGTCCCATGATGAGGGTTCCGTATGAGTCACCAGTACCAGCGGCACCTGCACCGTTGTAAGCGTCTGCGAACAGAGGCGCACGAGGCGACTCCATAAAGCGAACGCCTTCAAACATACCAATTTCACCGTTGTAAAGAGGCATTGCGTTGGTGTACTTGTATGAGTCACGCCAACCTGATGCGTCTGTAATACCACGAAGGTCGTACGAAACATCTGGGTGGATGAAACCGACATAGTTGCCACCGATTGTTGGAACATTTGCTCCACGCAATGCTGCAACAGCACGGCGGATGTCCTTAGCAACAAGTGTCTGGTCTGTCTTCATTGTCAAACGAGTGGTAGCAGTTTGTGCGCCACCCGTTGCGTAAATAACATTTGTACCAGCCTGGAGAGCGTTACGAGCGATGGTGTCAATTGACAAACCAGCGTTGTAACCAACAGCGTTAGCGGCTACTGGGTCCACAGGGAGGAAAGACGATGCACGCAATTTAGCGGTTGTTACCGTTGCGTTACCGTATTCATTGAGGGTCACAGTAACCTGGCTGTCGCTCATTGCGACTGGGGTTACATCTTCTGCTTCACCAAGAGCAGTGGTTGCTGCTGCAAGGTCTGCGAAGACTGTGAACTTGACGGATGCACCTGGGTTAGTTGCGTTTGTTGCTTGAACATCTGCGAACTGGTCAAAGTACATTTCTGGACGAAGGGCAAAGTATGCCAACTTCTCAAAGGCAACCTGGTCTACAGAGAGAGCAGATGTACCTGTTGTTGCTGCGAAAATATCAGCCATTTTGGTTTTTCCTTTTGGGGATTGAGGGTTTAGTTGTTAACCAAGGTCTACACCTTGGGCTTGTGCCTCTGCAAAAATCTCTGAAACTTCTTCTGCTGACGATGCGTCCCTGATTCGTTTAATCCAAGACGGTCCTTCAGATGCAGTCTCGGCTCCAGCGGCAATCCTGTTGGACTGCTGCCATGCTGCCTTGTCTGGGTCTACCTGGACAGGTTGGGGTGTAATCAGTTGTGCTTCTTCTGCGGCTGCCCTGATTGCTTCTGGAGTTAGGTCACCGTCGTAGCCTTTAACGAAATACTTGGCTTGTGGTGAAGCGGGGTCTATCCCTGCTTTTGCAAAAGCCAACTCTCGTTGGGTTACTGCGAACTCTGCAACTTGTTTGCGTAGTTCTTTGGCTTCCTTTTCCAGTTGCTTCATCCTTGCACGAACTGGGTTCGTTTCAGATGCTGGCTGGTCGTAGTCGTCTTCGTTGAAATCATCTTCAAAGTTTGACATATGGCACTCTCCTTAAGTCCACATCACAACGGAGGGCTGTGATGGCTACATATTTACACCCCGTTTTACAATCGCTAACTAGGGGGGCTGTTAGCAATGTCTCCCCATCGGGGTCAAGACTTAAGTTAGCACATTGTTTTGTGTTGTGCTACTGCCCTACTGTGCCTAAACCTATGTTGCCTGTTTGACTGGCAAGGAGTGAACCACCTTGCTGGAACTCTGCGGTGCGTTTGCGTTTACGACTAGCAATTGCTTGGCGAGCGGCAGCGTTAGTGCCAAAGGTGCCAGAGATTTGTTCTGCTTGGCTGATGGCTTGTTGACCTGATGCTGCTTCAGCAGTAGTGGTAGCAAACAGTTGTTGTTGTTCTTGGATTTGTGTGAACCCAGTTTGAGCCGTTTCTCCTGTAACACCTTGTGCTGCTAGTTCTTCTGCTGTCCCTATGCCAAGTTGAATACCTGCTTGTGTTTGACCTTGCGCTGCAATTTGTGCTGCATTGATTTGACGACCAAATAGTTCTGCGTTCTTTTTGCGGTCAAGAATATCGGTAGCCGATGTTGGGTCAAGGTAGTAAGCAGCAAGGTCTTTTTCTGTGATGTTGTATAAACTTGCAAGTTGGTCCTTCACTGATTGTGGTGCCCGTTGCGCTGCTTGGTATCCTTGTGAGATGCGAGCGTCAAGTTCTGTTACGCCTATATCGCTGCCTATAAATTTTGCTAGTTCACCCTGTGAATCGTAAAACCCTATAGGCATGCCTCTCGCCTGGAGCCGTGCAAGATAGTCTTGTTCTTGCTGTATGTATTCGGTTGGCTTTAAACGACGAAGCCCGTTTTTTTCACGAATATCGTTGCCTGAAAAGCGAACCTTGATGGCGTCTTGGGCATCTTTATTTGAATCAATATAGTTAGACAATTGGTCTACATTGGTTACATCAATAGTTGGATTAATATTTGCTTTATCCAAAATATCGTAAAGAAAATCAAGACCAAGTGTCTTCAATGTTTTTTGTAGGTCTGCTGGGGTAGCCATCAACGAACCTTACCAAACATAGTTTCAATATTTTTGATAATGCTGTCATAACCAGACTGGGCTTCTTTGGTTTGTTTCCACTCTGGCAAGTTACGAAGATAACCAGACCACTCAGTTGAGTTCATCAAACGAGGCTCATTGCTTTTAGGGTCATGAAATGTCAAAAGAGGTTTAAATTTATCGGCAGTGAAATCAATAGACGAATCATCAACACCAAGGGTTTGCGCTGCAATAGAACGATAAGAAGAAACAGAATCATCAAGGGTCCCACTATCCAACTGTTTAGACAAAGAAGGATAAAGGCTCTTAGCCTGCTGACGGAACGAAGCGGTTATCTGTTCGTTGCTCATCTCACCTCGCATTTGTGCTTGCAGGTAACCTTCTACTTGGTC